GATTCAAACATAAAAGGCGAGCCGAAGCCCGCCGTTTTTTATGGTGTTACTGGTGCAGGTGTGACAGTCGGAAGACCGTCGAACGTGATGGTATACTCGATTTCACCTTTGCTGTTCGCGTCTCCGCCTGGCGCCTTGATATCGTGAATCGTGGCAGGTCCAGTGATGACTGTGCCGTCTGGCTCAGTGACCTCGAACATCGTCTTACGTTGTGGTCCTGTCGCTGTACGCAATGAGTAGATGTGGTTCTGAGCCGCATCCTCATAGTCACGGTGTCCCTCGAACGCATACGACAACTGGAGACCTGTGACGTCTACCGTGGCAGCGCCGCCTCCGTCGAAGTAGTAGTCCTCTGAGACCTCTTCATTCGCGTCCGGGTCGACCGATGTGATCCCTGCCGCGATGACAAGTTTATCGACACCTGCAAGCCCTTCCGTGATGGAGAATTGATATCCATGGTTAAGCAAAAATGCCATGTGGTGTTACCCCCTTTTGATTAGTTCCGCCCGAAATAGAGCGGTGTAAATGTATTCCTTGTTGCTTGTCACCTCGACAAAGTTGGGTTCCGTGTATACCTCACACTTGATGAAGTCGTACCCCGTCACCGTCAACTCGCCAGAGGAGAGGTCTAATGCTTGCGTGATGAGATCCATCTGGTCGATGACCTCGCCTTGTACGGTCGACTTACCGAGCACTTGGACCATCACGTTTTTGATACCGCTACGGTTCATGTAACGGGCGCCCTGAGGCGCAGGACCTTGCCGGATAGCAAGACCTTTGACCGTCGTGGGCAGGATGCCGATGTCAACGCGCGCCATCGTTGCAACCTCCGACTCGATATGGTTGGCCAGAGCAATCAGAAAGTTCTTCATCTTGCCCGACCTCCCATCTCACGAGCGGTAATGCCGACCCATTCTTGAAGATGCGCAGCCTTCGCCGCCTCGAACCAAAGTCCTTGGGCTTGAGCATTCACATCGCGAGAAAAATTATATTGCGGGTTATAGTAGAGCCTGCGACTATACGGAGTGTCGTAAATGATTTGACCTTGCCCGATGAGTGATGAACGGATAGCCGAACGTACCAACTCACCCGTATCCATCGGCGCATAGTTGTTGCTGTCTTTCAGGATTTGTTGGTCAAGGACAGCTTGTGCCTTTTCCTTACGTTTGTTGATGGCCGCCTCGATGTTACCGAGCTGAACCTGTACATTCGTCCGAATCATACGAGCACCGCCTCCCAGTGATGAGGCTTTTTCGAGCGGGCGTAGAACGTGTTCACGCTTTGCACGATGTATTCCTCACCCTCGAAGATGACTTTTGATTGCTCTTGCAGGTCAATCGGTGTCGAATGACGACTGTCCACGATGAGCAATGTCGCAGAGTCCACAGAACCGCTGTTCGAATCGACGATATAGCGGTCTTTCGGTTCGACTCGGACGTTCTTGACCGTAACAGGAGCGGCATACCCGCCCCCGAATCGGTCATTGTCATCCCATTTGTGATACTCGACCTCATGGATCAGCAAGCTCTTGCGGATGGGTTTAACCAATGCAATCACCTGCCCACGGCGTACCCGTATAAGCCGCCACGCCACGATAGAGGAGTCCCGTCTGGAACAGGACGTCCAACACGCTTGACGGGTAGCGACCGCTCCATGCGTCGTGAGCACCGCCACCATCCTCGGAATATGAGCCGATACGGAACCCGCCACTCCCTGAGGAAGCGGCAGACGCCATCTCGCCATACTCGTTCAGGTGTTCTACCTGCATCGCTGTCGCGGTCTTGATATGCCCCTGGATGGTCTGGTGTAGTGTCGTGATGTCTTGAATCTGGAAGCGTGTGAGCATATCGATATCACGGGACGCACGGACGATGAGCCGTTCGAGCAGGACATCATCGCCCACGTCCATGCCTTGATAGACGTTCTTGTAATAGTCGGTGTCGATGTAAGCCATGTGATCCCTCCTTTATCGAGAGAGACGGCTTACTTCTTCTCGACTTGTTTTGATGAGCGTCCTTGTTTCTTCTGTTCTTCGACGACTTCGGCACGGGCTTCAGCTTTCGCCTCTTCCACCTTCACCTGTTTGTCGACTTGCTCAATCTCCGCGTCCGTGTATGGGACCGGTTGAGATGCAGGCACTTCCGCGACCGCTTCGTCTGCTCCATCCTCGACCCATCCTTGCAAGGTCAATTCTTTTGCGAGACCTTCGTCCGCCTTGATCACTGCATTATCTTTTTTCATCACTTTAGCCATGTCTGATTGCCTCCTATGATTGAAAGTCGGGCGTTAAATTAAACGCCCGCTGCCTTAGTTGATACGAACAATCCGTCTGTCTTGTTCTTCATGACAAAGAGGTCATGGTACATACGGTTTTGGTACAAGAATCCGTCGCCTTGTGTATGTGTTCCTGGCTCCCAGAGGCGGATGTACGCCATTTTCGCCTTAGCGATGACAGCAGGCTTCGCAACGATGAGGAAGTTGATGTCGAGTGCTCCGACAGCTGGTGCGAATCCGTCAGTGAAGTCAAATGCAGTCTTGAAGCGGTCAGTGTCCCATACTTCGATCAAACGTACACCGTCGAGCGATGTCACGCGTGAGTCGAGTGCGCCAGTTCCGGACGCTTGGATTTGACGTGTGAAGTCCTCTGATTGCTCGAGAGCGTCCATGACCTCAGATGACACGTAAACGATGATGTTCGATGCGCCGTATTTACGGAGTGGAAGGATGGCCGCTTTGAGCTTGCCGTAGACGTTTGTCTTGTCGACTGCGTCCGCTGCCGTGTTCTGTCCAGCCGCGATTGCTTTCGTCGCAAGTTTCGAGAAACGGTACGCGTCCATCTCTGGGATCGAGTGCTCGTTCATGAACGTCGAAGTGACGTTTGCAGCTGATGCCGCTTGAGCCGACTCGTCGACGTCTGCACGGTCAACGAAGAACTCGATGTCACGGTCGAAGCCGAGTGTGTACGGCTCGTTCGTTGTCTCAACAGATCCACGGTTAAAACCGCCGTTACGTGAGTGTGGCTTGTAGCCCGATACTCCGATTGTTGGGACGTGGAACGTCTTCGCGTCTAACCAGTTGACGTTTGGCGTCTCGAGTTCAGCCGTGAGCGCTCCCTGTTTGAGTACCTGATCGAGTTCTGATGAATATTTCTCTGCGTAGTTGATTACGTTCGCCATTTAAAATGACCTCCTAATTATTTTTTGCCGAGTAACGCTGCCACAAATGCGTCAGTGTCGCCCGAATCCTTTTTGTGCTGCCCCGAAGTGAATCTGGGCGCTTGATTTGCTTGAGCCTCCGGTTGAACCGCTGCGAAGTGGGGATGACGTTCGAGTACGCTCGCGATCGCCTCGTCAATCGAATCCGCCTCTTTGTTTTTAGCGAGAAGCAGCACGTCGTCAAGATAGTCCGGGTTGACGTTTGCTTTGAGTGCTGAGAGTTGAGCCTCGAGTGTCTTGGCTTTCTCTTCGGCTTGCTGCGCTTGTTGTTGGAATGTGGCTAACTGCTCCGCCTGCTTCTCTGACTCGGTCTTCTGAGACTCTTGATACTCGCGGAACTTGGCAAGGCCTTCTTTAGCGCTGTTGAAATCCTCGATGCCGAGCTGCTTGAGTAGTTTTTCTTGTGCCTTCTTCGCTTCCTTGGCCACGAGACCGTTGACGTCCTCTTGTGTGAACGACTTCGACGGTTCCTGCGGTTCAGTAGGCGTCTGTTCTGGTGCCGGTGGTGCCGCTTGCTGTTGACCTTCCGGATTCGCTGCCGGATCAGTTGTTTGTTGCCCTTGTAATTCCTCAGCCATGTGTAATGACCTCCCTGTTTTGTCTTCCGTCTTGTTTAACGTCCACGAGCGGATAAACGGACACGTCTTACACGATTCTCTCGCGGTTGTAGCGGCGAGTGCGCCCTGTTTCGTCGATGAAGCGTCGCATCTTGGCCTGTTTCATCCGGACCTTCTGTTTCGCCTCGGTGATACCTGATCTATCTTTCATCGCTTCCATCATGCGAAGTTCTTTCTTCGCTGCGCGAATCTCCCGCTCGATGGCGCGTTGTTTTTGGGACTGCTTATAGATACGCTCACTCTCAGACTTGTCATATGGCTGATAGCGTTTGATGCTCTTGCCGTGGACGTATGGGTACATGACGTGACGACAATTGATGCCGGTCACGATGCCGTCGATGCGTCCGTATGACGTGCCAGAGAGCGGCGGGTATGTCTTGGCTCGACCGCTCCTTGAATAGATGCGGCCTTGGTACTCGACGTGAGAGGGACGTGAGCCACGGTGTGAGCTGATTTCGACCAGGTCGATGTCGTACTCGTCCATCCGTGCTTCCTGCGCTT